CGGTCCACGCCGTTCCCAAGCTGCCCAGCATCATGAGGATGGCTGGATTGCTGCTGTCGATCTGGTTGAAGAACATCATCACCATGATGCCGAAGAAGCCGATGGTCACAGCGCCAGCCAAGATGGGGGGCATCATTGACCTGGTGGCTGCCTGCATATCCCTGGCTGACTTGCGGTCCTCTACTTCCAGCTTCTCGAAGTTCAGGCCCAGCTCCTGCGCCTGCTTTTGGAGTTCGATCTCGGCCAGCTTGACCTGGGCGATCTGATCGGCTGACAGCTTGTTGTTGGCGATCAGGTCGCCGACCTTGGCCTCGTCCACGCCAATGGCCTTGGAGATGGCCGAGACAGCCATGCCTGCCAGTGGACCACCCATTGCGGTGGCGATTGTCGGTGCGATTTGTTTGAGCCAATCCATATCAATTTCCCCTTTTAGTGAGCATTGCGCTGGCGATCTCCAGCATGAATTTTACTTGTTGGATGTCCTGGGGCTGCTCTGCCCAGCCGACTGTGATCTGGCCAACAAACCGATGGCTGTCTGGTGGCACGCTGACCCGGCAGGTGTAGGTGACGCCCTTCTCCAAGTACCAAAGCCCCACCTCGGATTGTGCGTAGCGGTAATCACTGCACGGGATCTCGTTGGTCATCAGGCGCACCACATCCGAGTTGTTGGCCGTGTTTTGACTGAACAGGCCGACGTCGATGTCCTCGATGGTCTTGTCCCTGCCGTCCTTGGTATAGGCCCGATATAGCACCCGGCTGTTGAACAAAGGGTTTACCTTGAAGATGGCCACCACTGTGGCATTGGTCTTTTTGAGCAGCATGGAGCTGGCGTCATCTGCCCTGGCCGTGTTGATCTCTGGCAGCTTCTTGGACTCTTTGTAGGCGTCGCGCATGAACTCTTGGTTTTGCCACAAGAAGTAACCGGCAAAGGCCACCACGCCCATGATGAGGATGGCGAACAGCTTGAAGGGCGAATCAACATACCCGAGCACCTTGTCCAGGGTGGAGTTGGCGTTCAGCTTGTCGTCGCTCATCGCAGGTGCTTCATGTAGATGATGAAGCCGCCGACCATGAGGGCAGCCAGCACAATGACCGCCATGCCGATGGCGATGTATTCGACCATCTGCTCAAGTTTTTCCCTACGCTTGATGGTCTCGCGGATGGCCGCGTCTTTGGCTTCACGACGTTGCCTGGCTGCCTGGGCTTGAAACTTGAGCCAGTCCGTCCACATTCCTGGCCTGCCTGCGTAGACCATGCGCTCGCGCAGATCTTCTTCTTGCTGTCTGAGCTGCTCCAGCGCCATAAACTCGGCCAAGTCAGAGCCGCCACCCTTTTTGGTGGCGTTCTCTTGGATCTTGGCCTTGTTGTCGAAGTAGTCGAAAACCCGTGAGCCGAGCTGGTGCAGTTCTTTTCCGTTGGCAAGTGCCGCCTTGATGACTGCGAAGGCTGCGTTCGCTGCTGCGATCTCAGCCAGCATTTGTTAGGCCTTCACATGGCCGGCAATCCAGGCCAGCACAGCGCCGACCGATGATGCGATGGTCATGCCCATCCAGAAGCCGCCGCGCCCTTTGTTGGCGAGCGCGAGCAGCTCCTCGACGTTGCGTTCCATCTTGTCTACCTTCTTGTCCATGTCCTGGACTTTCTGCCAAAGCACGCCGTACTTGACCAGGTCAATCTCTCCATCCGCCATGACTTCGGCCTCCAGCATTTAGATGCCCTGACCGGGCGTGACGTAGACGGTGGTCGCGCCAGAGGCCAGACCGCTGAAAAATGTGTCTTTGTTGAAGCGCAAGATCTCGACAGCACCAGGCACCAGAACGATGGCATCCGAAGGCGTGCCAGCGACTGGAGCCACGGCAGCAGCCTGGGCCAATGCAGCGGTCGGGCCTGTGCCCAAAAACACGGTATTCGGGCCTGCGTTCACAAAGCGGTATTGGCCTGTGTTCTGAGGGTTGAATTTCTCGTAGACGGGAGCCTGCACGCCAGTGGGTGCTGTGCCTGCGGCAGCAACGACGACGGTCTTGCCAATGGGATTAAATGCAATTTGTGAATTGGTGCTCATTTCAAACTCCTTGTGCAGCGCTGGCTGCTTTGTATGCTTCGATCACTTCAGGTGTATGCGTTGCCGCACAAATTGCCCGCACCTTTTCTTCTTCATTGCTGTAGTCGTTACCAGGGGCGACAACATGGCGATGAAATGATTGTCCGATGACTTTTTCGCCTTCGGTTACAACTGTAGATGTGCGAACTTGCACAGTACCATTTGAGACAACTTCAATCTGGTCAACGTTGACAGTTTTTTTAATGCTCATGATTGCTCCTTATACAGAATACGAGCCGCTGATGATGATGTCAGCAGTGGATGAAACTTGCGCAATGGTTGTTGCCGCAGAATCAAGAGTGGTGCCAAACTGGTTTAACCTGCCAAACGTCTGTCCACTCAATGGACGATAGCTTAGAGATGTGTACCCAACACCAAAGGTGATTTTGCTGACTTCCATAGCAGATGCAAATGGGCTGTTTGCCAATCCAGCTGTAAATGGCAGGCCGCGAATCAAAGCATTGCCGGAGCCTCCACTCAAAGATGAAAGAGTGAGTCGGATGTAAAAATTTACAACTCGGCCAATCTTTGTGTAAGAGCCGAACTGCGTTGCATAGCCCACAGTTGGACTGGTTGACTCTCCGTCCAGCGTTGGCGTAAAAGTGCCTTCCTCGTAATCGTTGAGCAGCTCACTGGTCATGCCAGCTGGCTGTCCTGTTGCAGAGAAGTCAATGCCTTTGCCAGATGTTCCTATGACAAGATTTCCATCGACAATTGTTTGATCGCCATATCTGAGCGATGGGTTTCCGACTGTTTTCAACATGATGACTCCTTAGCAATCTTGTGCACCAGAATACTCTGGCAATGTTTTCATGTGTTCGTAAGCCTGCTTGATGAAGTTTGGGCCGTCCATGTTTGGGATGAAAACAAAAGCAGAGTAAGAACTGCCGATGTCTGTCTTGGCTTCTACATTTGCGCTGGCTTCATTTTTTGTTCCAGAAACAGATACCACCTTAATGTAGGCCTCTTTGTCGACAACGAGATCAGCAGTTTTCTTTGTCATGCCTTGCGCGACAAAGAAAGTCTCTCCTGAGATTTTCATGATTTTTTTGATCGCCATGATGTTTCCTTATGTAAGATTGTTTGCTCTGAACAGTTGAACTTGAGTTATGCGAATTGTGTCTGTGCTTGCTTGTGACGCAATGCCCATAAACGCAGCGTTTGCAGGAACGGCAATTCGTGCATAAATGCGAGTCCAATCAGAACCTGACAGACTCAGATAATCAATCACTTCGTCGTTGATGACCAATGCCCCACTGGTGTCGTAAAACAATGCACGAATCCCACCGCCAGAAGCAGCGCCGGTTGGCATCTTCACCCAGATAGACAACGAGAACAGATCACCGGGTTTGACTTGAAAACCTGTGTTCTTCACGGTAGTCGTTGACGCGGGGTCAATAGTCATTGCACGGGCTGTACCACCAGTTGCGACAAGCTGGATAGATGAAGCGTTAAATCCAGTTGGAGCATCGGCAGCAATAGTGACTGCTGCTGTGCCAGAGCCGTTTTCAGGATACCAAGTTGTTGTCACATAACCAAGGTAGTCTTTGCCAGCCTCAACAAGCAAGTTGGCGCTTCTGTTGTTCAACAGATACTTGTCAGTGACTGAATCACTGCGCCAGTACCGGGTGTTTTGAAACTTCAAATTTGCTGTATTGTTGACGAATGGGGTGTAACCAGAGGCCGTTTGCCAGTTGAACTCTAGCAATGAGCAAGAATCAAAAGTGATGTCATTGGTCGCAGCATTACTAGCAGTCACCGCACTCATATCAATCATTGGGGTAGCCGAGGTCAGGCCAGAACCGGGTGGACGCTCAAGACCGCAGTTCACAAAATACTGTTCAGAAGCTGCTACGTTTGACGGGTAGTAGAACGTCGAAAGGTTTGCAGCAAGTTGGTACAACCTGCAATTTGTAAAACGATTGCGACTGCCGACAAATTGAATTGGCGCACCAAATTCAAAGTAGCAGTTGTTGAAGTTGACATTGCTCAGGTCAGCCGTGTAGCCGGTCGTGTTGGCAGACTTGACAATTTCAGAGTTGTTGATGAACAGCAACCCAAAATAGTTTTCAATCGCCCGTGCGTTTGCCCAGTTGAATGCAGGGCTGACAGGCCATCCGCTATTGAGCGCAACAAACTGAGCGCCGTCGATGTACATGACGCCGTTGGCTGCGTTGCCATACCAAGGATTCTGGACGCCGAAACAGTAGTAGCCAATAAGACTGTTTTCGCTCATTGGTGGCACAGTTGCTGGATCGCCAGGAAGCGCGCCGTACACAATACCGCGACGAGCGTTGTTGATTGTCAAAGCAAAAACAGTGTTGTACTGTGAGCCTTGCGTGTCATTGTTCCACCACAGCGCACAGGTGTAGTTGTCGCTAAAGTTGGGGTTAATTGACATGTTGTAAATCTGGCAAGAACCGCCTTCCAACTTGACCACTGCGTCTTCTAAAGATACGCCAAGGCCGACAATGGTCGCGCCATCAAACCAAATGAACTTGGCATTAGGAATGGTGATGGATGTGACCCCGTAGCGACCAGTCGGAAAAAACACGCCAAAGTTGTTGTCCAGAGCTGCTTGCACTGCGGCTGTCACATCAATTGTGGCAAGCCGTGCAGACACGTTTGCAATCTGTGCTGGAGTCATGTAATCGAAAACGCTGACACAATCGTCAAGCCTAGATTTGACTGTTCTTGCAACAGCGTCTGGGCCTGAGCGCAAAAATCCAATTCGAGTCGAGCCGGTTTCATCGTCTGTGATTTCGTCAAGTGCAGCACTGATGGACAATGGTCCAGGCAAGAGCAAGCTGTCTGGCCCTGGTTGATAGCTAATCAGATCAGCACTGTAACGCTCGGTCGCAGCCGGTGCGCTGTACACCAGGCTGCCTTTGCTGTTCTGCACTCGGATGCTGTAGTCGCTGTTGACGTACAGGCGTGCAGGGGTGCCGTTGCGTGAAGGGTAGCCGTTGAGGGTGCGGATGGGCTGGGCTGCTGGGATGGCCAGCGCGGTGTCCCAGTAGACGTTGATGGGGTTGCCTTGGGGGTCGAGGTTGGCCGCGCCAATCCAGATGTAACCGTTCTCCAATGGCAAGCCGTCCGTCTCGGTGAAGATCGGATAGGTTGGCTGGATGCTGAGTGCGGACATTTACTGGTTCTCCTGGATGATGGATTGTCGCTCAAGGCTGGACTGGTGGCAATGCGTTGAGTGCGTCATTGATTCTGGCCTTGGTGCGCCCTTCTTGGCGCATCTTGATGATCTGGCGCAGGCCAGAGGCTACCGGCAATGGCAGGCCTGTGAGTGCTCCGGTAGCACCGGCTTCTGCGATGGCTGCCATGAGCGTTCCTGCTGTGCCTGAGCTGTTGACCAGTGTGCCTGGTGGGACTGTGGTGACGTAGCGCACAACGTCGTCAAGATCGCGCACTGTCTGTGCGTTTTTCTTTCCGAGAAGCACATCCAAGCGGCCATTGGCGTCGAGAGCCTGCACGGACTGGTGCAGCTTGGCTGGAGAGATCATGGGACGGTCTTGTGAGTCCATGCCCATTCCCTTGGTGGCCTCATCTCTGAGGTGGCGCACGGTGGCCCCTTGCAGCTCTTTCCAAGCCTGCTGGCCATCTTTTCCGCTGGTGACCAAGACACGCTTCAGGAATGTGATTTCCTCTGGTGAGGAGTTCAGCACGGACTTGCGGAAAACCTGGTCAGCTGCGACTTGGGGGTCTTCCATGCCTTTGCGGTTCTTGATGAGACGGGCAACGATGGCGCGGTTCTCAAACTTGCGTGCCTGGTCGATGCGGGTCTGACGGGCCTTTTTGTAGAGGTCGCCGCCCATGCCTTCTGTCTCAACGTCAAAGACACGACGCAGACTGCCGCCGTGGAACTGGTCTGCACCTTCAAAGCCTGCACGCTGGAAGGTCTGGCGCAGGCTTTCGGCCTGGCGTAGTGTGATGGGCTGGGCCACCAGTCTTCCGTCTGCGTCTGGGACTGCTGCACCGATTGCGATGGCTTTCTGCTGGGCTGCCTTGAGGACAGGAGCTAGATCGCCCTCTGGAATGTTCTCGTTGATGTAGTCCACCACCGAGGTAAGGGTGACGTTGTTCTCCAGCTCGCCAGCTTTCTCCGCTGCTTTGTAGGCGGCGCGGGTTCTGTTCTTGGCTGCTGTGAGGCCTTCGGTCAAAGATTTGACGACAGCGCCGCCGGTGCTGGACAGGTCCATGAGCTGGGCGTCTGTCATATCGACCAGGGCGTCAAAGTTCTGCAAGGCTTGCAGGTTGTTTTCCTCGGCACGCTGGCGCAGGGGACCACCCAGATCGCTCTTGATCTGTTCTTTCTCAAAGGCCAGCTGCTGGGCGTCCCTGGTGGCCGCGCCTTTGGTGAGGGTGACTGGAACTGGCAGGCTTTCCGCCGTAGTGGTGCGCCGCATGGCCTCTGGTGTGGCTGCCGCACCACCGGAAACACGCGCACCGGCTGCTGCTGGGGCTGTGGTGGCCACTGGTGGTGCTTCCATGCCCAATGTCTCGCGCACGGCTGTGGTGGCCGCTTGCACTGGCTTGGCAATGGCCTGGCCTGTTGCTGTGGCTGCACGCTGGCCTGCTGCTGTTCCGATCTGACGGGCTGCGCCTACGGTTGGGGCTGCGGTGCGTGCGGCTTGCATGACAGCGCCTGGGGCTGCGATTGCAGGCAGGACTGGTGGCAGGACGTTGGCCAGGACTTGGCCCACGGCTTGCACCTGTTCTTGGCCAGCTTGAGTGCGTGGCTGGTAGGTGAGCGCCTGTGCGCCCTTGGCTGCCGCTTGCTCGACTGCACGCATGGCCTCTGGCGTGCCGAACTGACCGGATAGGATCTGCTGGGACAAGCCCTGGAGAGTTCCGGCCAGTGTTCCGAGCGTGCCACCGACTGCGCCAGTGCCAAGAGTCAGTGCTGTTTCGCCAGCACCGACGATCTGATCCATCACGCCAGGCTGCTGTGGCAGTGGTGCGTTTTGCTGCTGGAAGGTGGCCGTGTTTTCTTCGCCCTTGGCCAGCTGGTAGGCCTGCGCCACGGTATCGAACTCAGGCGTTCCGCGCTTGGCGGAATTCTTGACGATCCAGGCTGCGTATTCGTCGGCTGTTGCCATTAGCGGCCCCCTGCAAGGATTGCGTCAGCTTGTGATCGGATGTTTGCCGCTGGAGCTGCTGGGCGTGGAGTGCGATCTGTGGGGATCTGCTCGACCAGTGTGCTTTGGGTGGCTGGGTTGTAACGCTTGCTGACGTCTTGCACGACGCGCTGCGTGAAGTCGTTGAAGGACTCGCCGGGCTTGGTGGCGTAGTCGCCAGCCTGAAAGGTGTTCTTCGCACGGGTCAACACGCCGTTGTTGTTGGCCAGCCAGTCGGTCTTAGCATTGGCCACGGATGCCTCAATGTCTTGCATCTTGCCCATGCCGCGCAGGAAACTCGCCATAGTGCTGGCGTTTGCGTTCTCTGGTGGGATGCCCTTCAAAGCCAGCTCGATGTCCTTATCGGTGGCCACGCCTGGGGGCAATGACTTGATGGCTGCCGAGTTGCGAATGCGCGTGTATTCCTGGCGCAGTTCGGTCAATGGGCTTTGTGCACCAGTTGCTTTGCGCAGGTAGTCCGCAAAGCTGGTGGCCGCACCGAAACCGCCGCCAGCTGCATCGAGGCGCTTGGCCAGATCGTTGTACTGGTTTGCGGATTGCTTGGATGCTGCCGCCGCGACTGCGGAATCGTTGACCAGCTTGCGGGTGTCGGCTGGCAGTTCGTTCACATTCTTTTGGATGCTAGACAGCTTTTCAGCGACTGTGGCTTGCATGGTCTGCGTGTCAAGATTCAGCCTAGCGGCTGCATTGCTGATATCGCTATTGATCTTCTTAATCTGTGCAGAATTCAGGTTGAGGCTGGCTTGTGCTAATGGGCCTGCAAACTGTGCTTCGACCTTGGCCTTGTTTGCGTCTGCAACTCGTTTCTCTTGTTCTGCTGCCAATCTGGCAGGCGTGTCTTTGGCTTCTGCAACCTTTTTTTCAGCATCAGCAACAGCAGCATTTGCATCTGCAATCTTCTTTTGCAATTCTGCTGGGGCTTGGGCTTCTGCGCGTCCTGTTGAGAGCGTCTTGTCTACATTCTCGAGTAACTGTGTTCCACCAGGCAACGCTGCCGTCATCAAGCCAACAATGGTTTGTGCGCCAGTTGGATTGAGCTCAATCAATTGCAAAGAATGTTCAGACGCTCTGGCTTCTTGTTCCCGACCGGCATTGCGCTGTGCAGTAGCCTGTTCTTTGAGCAAGTTTTTTGCAATGTCAAGTTGACCAGATTTAACTGCCGAGTAAACCTGGGCTGCACCGCGAAGCGAGTTCTGTTGCTGTTCAGCATTGAGCATGTCAAAAGATTTACGCACGCTTTCGGCTTGATCTTTTGGCAAAAAGGCTGTGGCACGCGCATAGTCTGCTGCTGTTGCATTTGGATTTGTAAACAGAGTTTTTAATTCTGTCTGTGCCTGTTGCGCTGCTTGTTGTGCTTCGCGTTTAGCCTGCATTTCGGCAATGCCTGCACCAACTTTTATGCCCCCAAGTGCAGCCTCAAATGGGCTTTGCACTTCGACTGCGTAGTTGATTGGGCCTTGGAAGGGGTTGATCTGTGCCATGTTTTTTGCCTTTTAGAAACCAAAGCCCATGCCAGCCTTACCGCCTGCGCCGTACTGCATACCGAGGAACTGCGCTGGCATGTTCAGGATCTGGCCGTAGGCTTTGGCCTGGCCAAGTTCTCCACCTGCGAGGGCCGCACCTTGCTGAGACAAAAGGTTGGCTACGTTTGTGCCTGTTTCCATGCCAGCAGCTCCGACACCGGCAGCAGAGCGCTGGCCTAGAGTGGTCATGCCACCGAGTCGGCTGTATTGCTGCTCAAGGGCTTGATTGAGCAAAGCAGGGCGAAACTGCGCGAGTGCGCCTTGGATGTTGCCGCCGCGCAAGCCGCCAGTGGCCGATGCGCGTTGAAGCAAAGCCTCTTCGCCTTGGCGCACAGACTCCTGGAAGCCAGCGCCGCTTTGGATGCGATCAATGGCGGCTTGCTCTGCCTCTGGACCACGCAGACCCAAGAAGGCTTGCTGTTGCTCCAGTGCTGGGACGCCTGCCTCTGTGTAGGGCTTGAGCAGGGCTTGCAAGGCGTCAAATTGGCGACGCTGTTCTGCAATACCTTGGCCTGCTGCACCAGCTTGAATGTTGGCTGCGTCTTCTGCTGCGTCGGCTTGCATCATGCCGCCAACGACTTGTGTTCCGCCCACAACTAGGGCCGTTACTGGATCAGGCATCGCCGAACTCCTTCATGTAGTCTTCAAATTTTTCGCCGTACAAATCCATGACCAGGTGCGCATTTTTGGTGGCAAAGCCTGGGCCATGTGTGAGTGAGACGGCCATCAGGATCAGGTCGTAGAAGCCTGCACGCCAGACGAATGATCTGGCGTCGGCTTGGCCTGCGCGTTCTGCTGTGTCGGATGCTTGCCACTTCATGATTGCGGTGGCCAGCAATGGCACTAGGTGGTGGCTGTTGGCAATAAAAAACGGATTTTGATGGATGCCCACCAGCGTGTTCCAGATGGCTGCATTCAGGTCTTTGCGCTCAACTGTGTCGCCATCGGCAACATCGTCAAACACCTGAATGGCATCGTAAACCATGACGAGCCATTCCACGACTGGCGCAGGCAGCATGAAAACCCTTTGCAGGTTTTCTTTGAGCCAATCAATACCAGTCATGTGCAACTCCTGTTTAGGGCAAGCTGCTGGCGGCTTTGGTGACTCAGCGGCCAGATTGTCCCATATTTGCATGGCTTGTTCAATCCATCTCGAATTCGCGCTCTTCCCAGGCCTGGCAGGAGCGCAGGTCGTGGCAAATGAAGTCGAATTTGTTGCAGTAGCCACGGAAACCGGCATCGGTGTCCCAATCGTTGCGCGGGATGCGCTCCATCTTGGCCTGGGTCATGGTGCTGTTGTCGTAATACTCGCAGTTGGAGCAGCGACGACGACGGGCTTCTTTTTCGTCCACTTGCATGGCTTTGCCCAGCGCGACCCAATACACCTTGTTGGCTGTGGGCTCGTTGCTGGGGTTTTCTGGTCCAAGCATCCAGTCGTCGATCACGACCCGGGTGTTCTTCTTGTTCTCGGCTGCGGTGATGAATTCCTCTTCGACCGGCAGGCCCATGAAGCCTTTGGGCATCATCATGAATTTGTCCATGCTGTTTCTCCTTTAAGTGATTTCGCGGCCAGAGGCGCGGATGGTCAGCGAGGTGGCTGCGCTGGCAATGGTGCTGATGTAGCCGCCAGGTTCAAGCGCCTGGCCGACCAACTCGGGGCAGGTGTAGGTCTCATCGGGTGCGATGGCGCGGGTGTCCATGATCAGGTTGGATGCGGCTGGGCTGCCTCCGCTGGTCACCAAGTTGACACTGATGGTCAGATTACCGGCGCTGGTGTTGGTGATCGTGAACTTGTCGATGATGGCCTTGCAGTTCACTGCTGTGTACTGCGTGGTCTGGCTGTTCTCGGCCTGCTTTGCTGGGATCAGAACTTTAATGGATACGGTCATAAGACACCTTCAATGTTGTTGGCAACTGTGAGAATAATGGACGGGATGCCTGGGTGGGGTGCAGCCGCAGGAAATGCAGCAATTTCGACAGTGAGGTCGCTCACCGAAAACATCAGCTCAATATAGTCATTGGCTTTGAGATCAAAAAAGTAATTCAGCGATGAAAAAATTTCAGCGTTGTTGCCCTGAATTCTGATTTGACTGGCACTGTCTGGAACGTCTACGCCGTTAAGCCTAAACCAAAAAAAGAACTCACCCGTTCCGCCTGCTGTCTTGTCCAGCTGAAATGAAGTGTCAAAGTTGTAGATGCCTGGTGTGTCCACGTACACCCTCGATGTCGGGGTGCCAAGATACACGCCATTGCTCAAATCGGTGTTGTTGAACGTGACGGCCTTGGCCGTGTTGATCGTTGTCGCAGTTTGGGTTGTGGTGTCGTAGAACGAGCCGTATCTTGAACGCTTGAATTCCCTTGGCGGGGGTGCCATTTGCAAGCCCTCTACAGCCTTGGTCAGATTGTCTAGCAGTTCCAATGCCTGATTTGCTTTGTTTTCAGCCAAGGCGCAATTGATGGCCGATTCTTGAGCAAGTGCCGCCAGTTGAGCTAGCGCCTCGTTCGCTGTGGCCGCTGCCGTGTCTGCCTGGTACTCGAAATCAGTCCCGACTATGACCTGGAGCTGATCGACGGCAGAAAACAGCAGCTCGAACTGCCTGATCTGTTGCTGGTCGGTCAGGAAGGTGGCAAGCTGATCTCGCGTGAGATTTAGCCTGCGGGATGTTGGTGCGGTTGCCATCAGTATGCCAATGCCTCGATCTGTGCCTCAAGGCGTGCGAAAGAGATATGCGCGTCGCTGTCGCCACGGAAGCGTTGGATGCGCCAGTTGCGCATGTGGCCCTGCTGAAACCATGCAAGGCGCTTGGCGGTGTTGCCTGTGGTGCCGACTGCGACGCTGCGATCCTGACTCCATGCAAGGCCGTTGACGCTGTAGCTGGTGCTGATCTGTGGGTTGGTGCCCAATGCCACGCTGCCGGTCAAGCTGACCAGCTCCAGCCGGTTGAAGATTGCGCCGTTGCCTTCGTTGTAGGCGATGAGCGTGCCGAACTCCCAGCGGACTTGCTGGCCCCAATGGTGGCCTGTGTCTTGCACCAGGTAGCCGATGGCGCTGCTTTGTGGGTCTCCCACCAGCCACTTGTCGTAGATCCAGACCATGTTGCGTGCGCGATACTGGCTGAAACCAACCACCGTGCTGGTGAGGGTAAACCAGACCTGATCGCCAAGCGCTTCAGATGCTGATGCGTCATAGACCACTGTGCGATCTGGAAGATGGACGTAGAGGTGCTGGTGGTTTTTGTCGTTGCGTGCTTCAAACTGCACGCGCACCAGCTGCGCTTCGGTGTAAGTCAAAAGCAGGTTGTCGATTTCCTGTGTGCTGATCTTCTGGGTGGTTGCTGCTGCGCCGATGTAGATGCCTGGGGCTTCGTTGCGTCCACCGCCCAAGAAGGCAATGCGCTCCAAGTAAATGCAACAGGCATGTGTGCCAAGGCAACCTTTTTGGACTTGAGCGCCATCGATGCGTGCGAATGGAAACAGCTCGCCGCCTACGTTGTCGAACACCTCGATGGTGTTGCTGTTGAGGGCGTAGATCTCGTTGCGCAACTTGATGAGAGCCACGACTGGGTCTGGATCTACCTCTGAGCTGCCATATTTCAGCGGGTTGACCTGGGTAGGGTCTGAGAGTTCGGTGACAACCAGGTTGGCCCCGTCGGTGGTCATGAAATAGCCGTCAACCCATGCGACGTCAAGAACAACGCCAAGGTCTGGGTCTGTGACTTGGCGCAAGATGGGGGCTGTGGGATTCCATGGAAGCGTGGCTGTCGTATTGACCGGAATCCAGTAGTACAAGCGACCACCGGAGGCAATGGCCAGCACGTCGAAGCTGTAGTCCATGGTCACCAGGTCTGTGGTGGGGCCACCGACATCGCCCAAGACTGTCACTGTGCCGTTGCTGGCAATCGACACCAGCTTGGTGCCCATGACCCGGTAGCAGATGCCGTTCCAGTTGATGCCTCCACGGTCTGTGCCTGGGCCCGTGCCGTTGGCCACGATGCCGTCACCAGGACGCAGAAAGCCGTTGCTGATGCCT